AAAGTTTCACCCCCTTTAATAAGGATATATTATGAATATAATTGAACACTTTAAGAATAACTTAAAGACAGTGTTGGTCGATAGAGCAACAGATTTTAACGGAAGAAGTGACAGACCTGAATATTGGTTCTTCTCATTGTATGCAACATTAGTAATGTTTGTAGCTATGGGAATAGATAAACTAATTGGTATACAATTTTTTAATTGGTTAGACCCATTTTCAGAAACTTCTAATAGTGGTATTTTTTGTGTATTATGGATATTTGGAACATTGATTCAAAGTTTATCCGTCACTGCAAGAAGATTACACGATAGAGGACATAGTGGTTGGTGGATAATTGGATTATTCGTTCCAGTATTGAACTTTATAGTATTCTATTGGTTAGTGAGAGATGCAAAAGACACTACAGATGCTTTGTCATATTCTAATCCATACGGAACAAGATAATGACAGATTATGAAAGAACAGTAAAAGTTTTAGAAGGCCCTTGGTCAACTAAAGCTTTCCCCAATGGGGAAGAAACAACAGAAGGTGTTATCCATAGAAAGATTATTACACTATATGAGAAAGACGGATACCTATGTGAGGAAGAAGTCACTAGAGAATATAGAGGTAATGATTACTTTGACACTTCAACAAATAAAAGAGTATTAAAACTAAATGACTGAAATTAACAAATCAATACTTAACAAGAATAACTTTAGATTACTAATTGATAAAGTTCCTGCGGTGGAATACTATATTCAATCAGTAAATATCCCAGGCTTATCATTCACTGAAACAGTCAGTGCAGCTGGTGTTGGATTAGATGCATTTTTCCCAGGCGATAAAGTGTCATTCGAATCACTAAGTGTATCATTCTTAGTTGACGAAGATTTGTCTAATTTCAAAGAAATGTATGACTGGATGAATGCAATTGTTCCAGTGTCAGACCCAACTGCATATGCAAACTTTACTGGGACTGAAAAGACTACAACAGGTCAATATAGTGATGTCACTAATGACCTTGCACAATATTCAGACATTACAATAGTAGTTAATACTAACAAAAACATACCAAATAAATTCTTCAGATTCCATGATGCATTTCCTATATCTCTTAGTGGTATAGAATTACAAAGTGGTGCAGAAACGGAAGCCGTGGTTGCAACTGTAGAGTTTAGATTCACATATTACGACATAGAATCCACTTCCTAAAATACCATAAATATGGTATAATAGTATATTATGACATTAGATGAAATTAAGAGCCAGTGGGAAAAGGATTGTGAAATAGACGATATCGAACTTGATAAGTCTTCTTTAGAAATCCCTAAACTCCATGCAAAATATCAAGACTTACTAACCAGTAAGATTCTTGTTATGAAACAATATCAATTCAAATACGATACACTATTAAAAAATAAATGGTTATGGTATAACGGAAAAATGTCAGAAGACCAAATAAAAGAACTTGGTTGGAATGATGACCCTTTAGACGGATTAAAGATTATGAAAAATGACTTACAATTATTCTATAATTCAGATACAGATATACAAGAACTCAATGCAAAAATTGAGTATTTAAAAGTCACAATAGATTATCTCAAAGAGTGTATGACTAACATTACTTGGAGACACCAAACGATTAAGAATACAATCGATTGGAGAAAATTCATGGCAGGTTCTTAATGAATTACGAAAAACATGTTTGGATTGCAGAAGCATTCTTTAATGAGACAGAAGTAAAAGAAATACTTGCAGCTGCTAGTAAACTAGAATGGCATGGTGGTAGAGTTGGTGGTCAAGGATTTGACCCTGATGGAGAAGAGTTAGAGGGTGGTGCAGAGGTTAGTGATATTAGAATGTCTCAAGTCAAGTGGATGGAAGACCGACACTTATCACAAAAATTTCATGAAAAACTTGCAACTGCAATCAAACTTGCAAGTGTAGAGAATCATTGGTTATGGGAATATAGTCACTTTGAAAATTTTCAATTCACAAATTATACAAACAGACCACATTTAGGTGGTGGTGATTTCTATACTTGGCATACAGACAGTGGCCCATGTGGAAATGTTCATGACGAAAAAATGGGAATGATACGTAAATTAAGTGTGACTATTCAGTTATCCGACCCTGATGATTATGAGGGTGGAAGGTTCGAGTGGTTAGAACCTGGCGGTTCTTTTGATAATTTAAGGTCTATAGATACTACAATTGATTTAAACAACATTTTACAATCTGCACCATTCAGTGCAAGAACTAAAGGTAGTATTATCGTATTTCCTTCAGACGTTCATCATCAAGTCACACCAGTCACAAGGGGGACACGGGAATCACTAGTAGGGTGGTTAATGGGTTATCCTTTTAAATAAAATGGTTAAAGTTTCGAAGATAGATGATGTCTTTATGAAAGTCGATTGTGACGATGGTCTTGCAAGAGACCTATACGACTTCTTCTCATATACAGTTCCAAATGCAAAGTTCATGCCTTCATACCGAAATAAATTTTGGGACGGGAAGGTAAGACTATTCTCTTTAAAAACCAAAAAGATATATATCGGATTACTTCCTTATGTAGATGAATTCTGCAGAGAACGTGGATTTGATTTCGGTGGAATAGAAGATGTTATAGGAATTAAAACAAGAGAAAAGGTTAGTCAATCTTGGTTAGCAGATTTAAAACTTCCCTTTGAACCTAGAGACTATCAGATAGATGCACTCAATGAAACAATTCAATATGGAAGACAACTACTATTGTCTCCAACTGCAAGTGGTAAGTCTCTTATCATTTATTTACTTGCAAGATACTATGATAAGAAAACAATAATTATTGTTCCCACTACATCGTTAGTGGAACAGTTGTCAAAGGATTTTAAAGAATATGGATATGATAAAGACGTGTGTAAAATTTATAGTGGTCAACCTGTATTTCCTGCTGACATTACGATATCAACATGGCAAAGTTTTGCTAAAGCACCTAAAGAAGTCCTACAAGGATTTGACGTAGTCATAGGAGACGAAGCACATTTATTCAAAGCACAAACACTCAAAGGTATCTTAGAGAAGATGAAGACCACCGCAGTTCGTATTGGAACTACAGGAACTTTAGACGGGTCAGAGGTTCATAGACTACAATTAGAAGGTTTGTTCGGCCCAGTCAAAAAGGTCATAACTTCAAAAGAACTCATGGATTCGGGAACAATTGCAAATTTAAAAATTGATTGTGTCATACTACGTCATACTAAACAGAAGAAAATGACCTACCAAGAAGAAATGGATTACTTGGTAAGTTGTGATAGTAGAAACCAATTTATAACTAATCTTGTTGGTTCTCTAAGAGGTAATACACTAGTGTTATTTCAATACATAGAAAAACACGGACAACCATTATGGGAGATGTTTAATCCTATGGTTAGTAGAATGAATGGAACTCTACATTATGTTCATGGTGGAACAGATACAGAAGATAGAGAAACAGTTAGAGAGATAGTTGACAATCCAAGGAAGAAAAAGAATAATGTCATACTAGCATCATACGGAACTTTTTCTACTGGAATTAATATTAAAAAAATCGATAACGTTGTGTTTGCAAGTCCCTCTAAATCTAGAATAAGAAACTTGCAGTCAATTGGTAGAGGTCTAAGAAAGACAACTGGAAAGACAGAAATGAGATTATTTGATATTGCAGACGATTTGCAATGTGATAACTATACTCTCCGTCACCTTAAAGAACGTATAAATATATACAATGAGGAAAACTTTTCTTACAACATACAACAATTCGATTTAAAATGACAAGACCTTCAGACTTAATCAAAGAACAGAAATACGAAGTTATAAAACTTAAAACTGGTGCAGAGTTTGTAGGAATGGTAAGAGATTCAATTGAAGGATTGGAAATTACCTTACCTATGATATGTCACTTATCAGTTCAACAACCAGTTAATTCAACACTTGCAACCTTCTATCCTTATGCACCTATGAGTGAAGACCCTATCGTCAAAATCCCCTTTGACCAAGTCTTACATAGAAGTAGTATGAATCAACAGTTTATTCCCTTTTATGATGAAGCCTCTGCAAACTGGTTAAAGATGGTGGAATCTAAATCTATACCATTAACAAATGATGTGAAAAAAATCAGTAAAGAATATATGAAAAAGGCAGTTGACTCTATTTTAGAAAATGTATCTGAAGAAGATTTGTTTGATGAATACTTTGAAGAACTTGCAGAGAGTGATTTTGAAATTGCAATAAAACCTTCCGACCCAAAGAAAATTCATTAAACTTTTAGTTTGTCTAAATAAGTGCGTATAAGATTGATTTATATCGCATTATACAAAATATTTATAACTTAATTTTAGGAAAACCATGACCACAGCAACTTATTTTGCGAAGAGCATGGTGCGAAAAGCTAGAGAAATTAACCATATAGTCCGTCCTCAAAAACGAAAACTGGTTGAAACTATCGAATTTCTAGTGCTGATGACTCTTCCGTTTTTATTACCATTCATTATAATGTTTTATGCATCACCTATGGGGTTGTATAGATGAAACAACAACTTAGAGATACCTTGGAGATAACTACACTCGTGGCTATCTTCATGGTTTCCGTTGTCTCGATTACAGGAATTTAATATGAAAGAATTAGGAATGACATTAATCGGTTGTTTAGTAATAGCAACCTTCTTTACACTTAAAGTATACCCAAACTTAGAATACAGTGGATACAGTAGTAATACTTCTTGCACTGGTCAATGTTATATTGACTATGTTGCATTGAATGGAACACCTGCTGAGATACAACAACGAAAGAATGCAATTGCAAATGCAGATGAATTCAGTGATATCAGAAGTCTATGGAGTGGTTGTGCAGCTTGTCATGGTGCAGAAGGTCAAGGTATGGCAGTCTTCCCTAAACTTGCTGGTCAATCTCAAGACTATATTGTAGATAGACTCAATGCATATAAGAACAGAGAAACAGTCGGTAATATGTCTTCTACTATGTGGTCACAAGCAGGAATGTTAAGTGATGCACAAATCAATATGATTGGTAAGTTTATCGAGGTGGAGTTAAAGTAATGTTCGTCCCTTGGTTCTCAAAACCTGAAACAGAGAAGAAAGTATTGCAAATTGTAAATCTTTCTCCCGATGTATCCGTTTTAGATAAGATAGAAGAAGTTCACCCAATGAAACAGATTGCAGTGATGTCAGTCGTGCAAGTCCTCGTTTT